TAATCATAGTTTCCTAATTCACTTGGAGGTGAAAAAATGGCTAACTCCTACGTATCCACAGGTTCTTCCTCTCTTGGAGGTACCGCTGGTGGTGCAGGTCTAGTCCAGAAGGCGTATGACCGTCTTCTTGAGTTCGCTCTCCGCTCAGAACCCCTAATTCGTTCTGTCGCAGATAAGCGTCCCGCAAAACAAGCAATCCCAGGTTCAACAGTTGTTCTACAACGCTACGTTGACCTTTCAGCAGCAACAACTGCACTAACAGAAGATGCTGACCCAGATGCAGTAGCAATGTCTACACCAACATCTGTAACCATCACTCTTGCAGAGTATGGTAACTCAGTACTTGTAACCCGTGCACTTGAGTTGTTCTCACTTGCAGATGTTGACCCAGCAATTGCTAACATCATTGCGTTCAACCTTGCAGATTCTATTGACCAAGTTGCGATGACAACTCTTCGTGGCGGTTCAAACGTAATCTACTCAGGTTCAACAGCAACATCTACTGCAACAATCACTGCAGCAGCAACACTATCTTCAGCAAACATCCGCAAGGCTGTTGCTAAGTTACGTGCTAACAAGTCTGTTGCTCGCAAGGGCAGCCTATACTGGTGTGGTATCCACCCAGAAGTTTCACACGACCTTCGTGCTGAGACAGGTTCAGCAGGATGGTTGCTTCCTAACCAATACGGTGCTGCACAAGACCGTATCTGGGCAGGAGAAATCGGAAACTACGAAGGTGCATTCTTCGTAGAATCTGCACGTCTTTACAATGCAACTGATGGTGCTTCTTCAGCACGTAACTACCGAACAATTCTTTGCGGACAGCAAGCATTGGCTGAGGCAGTTGCTGAAGAGCCACATGTAGTTATCGGACCAGTAGTTGACAAGTTGATGCGTCATCGCCCAATGGGTTGGTACGGCGTACTTGGCTTTGCTCGCTACCGTGAAGAGGCTCTATATCGCATTGAGTCTGGTTCTTCAATCGCTTCTTAGTTGATTGACGGGTTGGCACTGTTTCTACGGCGAATACGTGGCAGTGCCAATCAGTAAGTTCATTAAAGGAGAACAATGGCAGATTATGTATTCAAGACACCAATAGTCCGAGAAGGACCAATTGGTAGACACCGCTTACATTTTTTCTACAAAGACAATAGAGGTATCTCCATTGCTAAAAGCGGTGGAACATACACACAAGTTCGTTATCCAATTGATAGTTCACTTGATGACTATGATGAATTTTACCGTGGTGGATATAACCACACGGTTAATGAGGCAACTAAGGCTGCATTGATTGCAGGTGGAGTTGGAGTAACAGAGGCAAACTTTACAGCAATCTAGGGGGATTGATGGCGTATCACTGGGAAGACCATCCAACAGAAGTTGAAGGTTGTTTTGGATGCAAGGTAATGGGTCTTCAAGTAAATGCTGGAGATGCTAAAAGAGATATTCCAGATAAGAAATGGAATGCAGAACTACAGGCTTATAGAGATGCAAGAGACCAAGGTATGCGTCCAGCAGGAACTACCATGAGAGATATTCAACAGGCACATGAAGCATCAGAAATTTTAGGCACAGCATACAACTCGGAAACTATGCCTAAAGCAGAAAAGATAAATACCAAAGTAGCCGAGGTTATGAAAGAGATAGGACAAATATAATGCCAAAAGTAGGAAACAAGAAGTTCCCATACACTGCAAAGGGTAAGGCTGCTGCTAAGAAGGCTGCTTACAAAATGGGCGAAAAGATGGAATCCAAAAAAGAAAAAGCAATGGAAACCAAAATGGGTATGAAGAAAATGGCTATGAAGAAAATGGGTAAGAAGAAGTAACATGGCTACCCGTAAAAGTCCACTTCAAAGAGTTGGTGGCTATGTAGGTAACGCATTGCGTGAAGCAAGAGATGTTCCTACTGCAATTGGCACATCCCTCGGCGCACAATTTGATTATCAAAACCGTGGTCCAGCAAATGAAGCAGCAACAAAACGTGCTGCTATTGCATCAGGTAACAATCAGGACCGCCAAGTTGTTGAAGCAATCAATGCAATTATTAAGGGGAAGAAGGGTACTTCATCCGACCAAATTGATAAGAACGGTAAATATGTTAAAGGACGGCAACGTTAGTGAAGCAGAAGCATCCAGGGTTCAAGAAAGTTGCTGCGGGAATTGCGAAGAAGCAGGGAATCAGCAAGGAGAGTGCAAGTGCGATTCTTGCTTCGGCTGCCCGCAAGGCTTCCCCTGCTGCTAAGAAAAAGAATCCTAGACTTAAAAGAGTTAAAGGTAAGTAATGAAAAAGAAAACAAAGTCTAAGGTAAATGCTGCTGGTAACTACACCAAACCTGGTATGCGTGCCGCTTTGTTTAAGAAAATTAAGGCTGGTTCTAAGGGTGGAGACCCAGGAGAATGGTCAGCCCGCAAAGCACAATTACTTGCAGTCCAATATAAAAAAGCAGGCGGAGGTTACAAGTAATGGCACTTGCTAAATCTCAACAGTCACTTAAAAAGTGGACTGCAGAAAAGTGGAAAACTTCAGATGGCAAACCATCTAAAGGTAAAAAAAGATACTTACCTTCTGCAGCATGGGATGCTTTAACTCCTGCGGAAAAAGCAGCAACTAATAAAGCAAAGGCTGCTGGCAATGCAAAAGGTAAACAGTTTGTTAAACAACCTAAAAACATAGCAAAAAAAACAGCAAAGTATCGAGGTAAAAAATGAGTGCAGCATGGCAACGCAAAGAAGGAAAGAATCCTAAAGGCGGACTTAATGCTAAGGGTAGAGCCTCATATAAAGGTGGAACATTAAAGCCACCTGTTAAGTCTGGCGATAACCCACGTAGAGCATCCTTCCTTGCTCGTATGGGCAATATGCCAGGACCAGAGCGTAAGCCAAATGGAGAACCTACACGTCTTCTCCTATCTCTACAGGCGTGGGGTGCTTCATCTAAGGCTGATGCTAGGCGCAAGGCTAAAGCAATCTCTGCTAGAAACAAAGGTAAGAAATGAAACCAAATGTTCCTAAAGGTAAAAGAGTAAAAGTTAATTTAGTCAAAATGGGTATCGTTGCTAAACAACCTAAAATTAAATATGACGCACCAGTGGTGTCACGTCCAGCAAGAGATACAAGAGCAAAGTAAAGGATAAACGATGGCTTACGGTAGACCAGGTAGCACACTTGTAGAAGAACTTAATCGCCTTGCCTTTGGTGGAACATTGCCACCTAAAACACAATGGCTTGATGATGAAGGTGCTGCTAATAAATTGGCTGGCACATCTGGTCTAGCAGCAACTGGCGCTTGCAATATATACGCTGGTTTAACTATTGATAAATGGCAGGACCTACAGGGTGCCTGCAATGCCATTGCTGGAACAGTGGGACTTGGGGCTGCTGAGGCTCTTAGAAGGGTGAATATGTAATGACAACATTTGCCAATATGATTGATGAGGTTTTAATTAACCTATCTGGGTATACATTTACTCAAGACCGTTCTACTTATTTATCTGCCCCAATAACAAGCACTGTATCTACTGGTTCATCTCCAACAGTTCTTAGTCTTCCAACTACAGAAAACCTTGGCAAAGGTGTTATTGAAATTGATGAAGAATTGTTATATGTAGATAGTTATGACCGTGTATCTAATACTGCAACCATTGCACCGTTTGGTCGTGGATTTTATGGCACTACTGCTACTACTCATAGTGCAGATGCAAGAGTAATTATTAGCCCAACCTTTCCAAAGTATGTAGTTAAGCGTGCCATAAATGACACTATCCGTTCATTAGGCGCAAACCTATACGCAGTTAAATCAACTAGTTTTACATTCAATGCAGCGGTATCTACCTATGCATTTGCTAATTTAAATATTAAAAATATTCTTTATGTATCATGGCAAAGTATTGGTCCAACCAAAGAATGGATTCCAATTCGTAAGTGGGACTTAGATTCTAGCGCTAACCCAGAGGCATTTGGATATGTTACTGGAACAGATACAGTTCAAACAATTACTTTGGGTGAAGCCCCTATTGCTGGTCGAACAGTAAAGATTATATACGCTACTAATCCAATAGCATTTACAACCAACTCAGATGTTTATACAACAACAACTGGCTTACCAGAATCTACTCGTGACGTAGTAGTTCTTGGTGCTTCATATCGTTTGCTTACATATCTTGACCCAGCCCGTGCTTCGCAGGTTAGCCCTCAGGCTGATGAGACAGATAGCAAACGTCCATACGGTGCTTCTGGAACTGCAACCAAGCAACTATACGCTCTATATACACAACGTCTGCAAGAAGAAATTAGAGCACAGCAACAGAATTACCCTACAAGAGTTCACTTCTCCCGCCGATAGGAACCTAAATGACAACTCGCAAATACTCATCCCGCTCACAGCAAACAACACTGGCAGCGGCTCTTACATCATCAGCCACAAGCACTACTGTTGTTTCTGGCTCAGGCTTGCTAGGTGGTATCTCCATCTCTGCTGGCGAACTATTTACAGTAGTTATTGACCCAGATACAGCGCTTGAAGAAATTGTAGATGTCAGTGCGGTTAGCACTAATACATTAACTATTGTTCGTGGAGTTGACGGTTCAACTGGTCAGGCTCACTCTGCTGGTGCAGTTGTTCGTCACATGGCAATTGGTCGGGATTACCGTGAAGCGAATACACACATTGAATCATCTACTGGTATCCACGGCATTGCATCAACTAGTTCTGTAGTAGGAACTAATGATACTCAAACATTATCTAATAAGACATTGGTATCTCCAACAATTACTGGAACGCCTGGGGTTGCTACAACAATTACATTTGAAGGTTCAACAGAAGATGCCTATGAAACTACTTTAACAGTAGTAGACCCAACTGCAGATAGAACTATTACTTTTCCAAACGTAACTGGAACAGTAGCAATCCTTGATGCAACACAAACATTTACAAACAAAACATTAACAAGTCCTATAATTTCTGGAACTCCAGTTATTACTGGTCTTTCATCTGCAGGAATGTCAGCATCATCTGCTGCCCCTAAAGATTATGTAGATTCAATTCTTGGCTCAGCCACAGCAGCAAGTACATCTGCAGCCAGTGCTGCTACCTCAGCCTCTAGTGCTGCTACTAGCGCATCAAGCGCTGCAACATCTGCTACAAGTTCTGCTACTTCAGCAACTGCATCTGCATCATCTGCTAGTGCTGCTGCTACTTCAGCAAGCAGTGCTGCTACTAGTGCAACTGCATCTGCTACTTCCGCAACGGCTTCTGCCTCTAGTGCATCCGCTGCAGCAACTTCAGCATCTAGCGCAGCAACCAGCGCTACTAGCGCTGCTGCCTCAGCAACAACCGCTGCAGCATCTGTAGCAACTATTGCTACCTATGCATCTGATGCATTAACATCTGCTAATTCAGCAGCAACCTCTGCTTCTAGTGCTGCAACATCAGCGTCTAGTGCTGCAACATCAGCAAGCACAATGGCTGCTAGTGTAACTGCTGCAGCAACAAGTGCTTCTTCTGCAGCCACATCAGCATCTTCTGCTGCTACATCTGCTACATCTTCTGCAACAAGTGCTACTGCTTCTGCTACATCTGCTACAGCATCAGCAACATCTGCTACCGCATCTGCTTCAAGTGCTACAGCAGCAGCCACATCTGCTACATCAGCGGCAGCATCGGCTACTGCAGCAGCAACTAGTGCTACATCGGCTGCAGCCTCTGCAACAGCAGCGGCTACTAGTGCAACATCAGCATCTGCATCAGCAACTGCAGCAGCATCTAGTGCTGCAGATACTGCAACAATTTATGATAATTTTGATGATAGATATTTAGGTTCTAAATCATCTGCCCCAACATTAGATAATGATGGCAACGCTTTATTAACTGGTGCTATTTATTGGAATACAACTGCTAACGCAATGTATGTTTGGTCAGGTTCAGCATGGGTACAAATTGCTACAACAAGCGTTTACTCAGCACCAACACTTGGTTTAACACTTATATCATCAGCAGCAACTATTGGAACTATTGAAGGTTTAACTAAACTTATATCAGCAACATATGCATCATTAGATGCAAACTCAAAAGAAATAGACAATACACTCATGGGTATCATGGGTGCGTACTAAGAAAGGTAGTAACTAATGGCTACAACAACCAAGGCTCTTGCTCGTACAGCAGCAGCCACTTCTAGTACAACTCTCTACACTGCACCGAATACAACCACATTAGCAATTGTTACCAACATTGTGTTGGCTAATGCTGCTACAAGTGCTTCGTCTGCAACCATTGCTATTGATGGCGTAGTGATTGTGCCAACTATCTCAATCCCAGCCAACTCTGTAGTTGGGTTTGATATGAAACAGGTTATTCCTGCTAACAACCCAGCAAAAACAATTACTGGTTATGCATCAACAACAGCAGTAACAATTCATATTAGCGGAGTGGAGATTAACTAATGCCATTTCAACAATACCCTTCCAAACTTGGCATACCATCAGGTAATACTGCTGGTCGCCCATCTAGTCCTATCATTGGTGATACTTATTACAATGGTCAACTAGAAATTCTTGAAATTTACAATGGAACTACTTGGGTTGCAGTATCTGCACCCCCATCTACTCCACAGATTGTTTCAGTAACTGATGCTTCTACTGGAGATGCCTATACATCTACCGCTGGAAAACTTGCAGTAGTTATGCAAGCAGGTAGCGGTGGCAGTACTCCATCTCAGTACAATGTGTTTACTACTAGCGGTGGACATAGTGCATCAAGTTCATCTACAACAGTAACACTTACTGGTTTGACTCCAGGAACTGCTTATACTGTTTATGGTAATGGTCAAAATAACTTTGGTACAACTGTTAATACACCAAATGCAGCAGCGGTAACTCCAACAACATTGCCACAAGTTCCAACTATTGGTACTGCAACAGCATCAACTTCTGCTAACGAAGTAACAGTAACTTGGACACTTGGAAACAATGGCGGAAAAGCACTTACTGCTATTACAATTACTCCATTTCTTAATGGAACAACTGCTGGAACTGCTCGTACAGCAGCAACAACAAGTTCTACATCATACACATTTACACAAGGTGAATTAACTGCTAACAGTTCTTATACTTTCAAGGTAAAAGCAACTAACGCAAATGGAACTTCTGCTGACTCAACTGCTTCAAATTCTGCAACCATGCCAAATTTTATTGTTATTGACTATCTTGTTGTGGCAGGTGGCGGTGGTGGTGGAGTTCTTGGTGGCGGTGGCGGTGCTGGTGGTTTGCGTTCTACTGTTACTGGAACTGGCGGTAGCGGTTCATTAGAAACTGCACTCAGTCTAAGTCTTTCAACTAACTATACAGTTACCGTTGGCGGTGGCGGTACTGGTGCAGCAAACGAAAATCAAAAAGGCACAAACGGTTCTAACTCTGTTTTTGCAACCATCACATCAACTGGTGGCGGTGGTGGTGCTTCTGACTACAATAATGGATTTACTGGAAATGATGGCGGTTCGGGCGGTGGTGCTGGTAATAATACTGCTAGCGGTGGTGCTGCTTCACCATCAGGACAGGGATTTGCTGGCGGTTCTAACAGTATTGGCGGTGCTACTGGTTCAGGTGGTGGTGGTGCTAGTGCTGTTGGTGGCAATGCACTTTCACTTCCTAGTGATGGACCTGCTGGTGGAAACGGTAGAGCAGTAAGCATTACTGGCTCATCAGTAACCTACGCAGGTGGCGGCGGTGGTGGTGGTCGCAGAGATGGTGGAACTACACGCCAAATTGGTGGTGCAGGTGGAACTGGTGGCGGTGGAAATGGCGGAAGTACCAATCACAGCCCTGGTTTAATCAATGCACAAAACGGTACTACAAATCTTGGTGGTGGCGGTGGCGGTGCTGGTTATGGACCTAGTCTTTATGGTGGTGCTGGTGGAAACGGTGGTTCGGGAGTTGTTGTACTTCGTTGGCTAACATCTGCTGGTTCAATTACTGTTGGTGCAGGACTTACTGCTG